TTCAGCAGTATCATGTTGAGCTAAAATGATTGTTGTATTACTTCCGTAATATGTAGCAGGAGTAAGTGTTACTACGCCTGCACCGATATTAACAAACTTTTTAATATGACCAGGAACATTTGAAACTCCATTAGCAAGATCACATCCAACCGCAGATCCACTATTATGAATTGTTAATGGAATAATAGCAGAAGCAGTAACATTTGTACCAGTAAGAGTTTCAGCATTTAAACGTACTTTACTATTTAAAACCACAGCACCTATACCTTTACCTGCTAAGAACATTGATATATCTGTATCGCCGCCAACTGCATTGAGCGAAGGTGCATTATTAGTAGCAGCATTAGTTAATTCTAGATGGTTAACAGCAGAAGATGTTTGTTGAAATACAAGTTGTTCATTACCAGCTGCATCTGCTATAAAACCCGCATCAGCAAATTTTGGTGTAGTAAGAGTAGGAGCAGTAAGTGTTTTATTTGTAAGTGTTTGAGTATGAGCTTTGAATACAAACTCATCATTCCCGGTGAGCAGCGGAAGTGTAACAGTTCTATTTGCTGTTAATTCTGAAGCAGCAAATACATATTGATGATTAGAAGATGTATCTTGTATCTGAGGTGTAGTAAGTACAGCTGATGTTAAAGATTGCGTACCACCCGTAAGCTGAACAGTACCAGATTCATTTGGAAATGTAATAGTTCTATCAGCAGTTGGATCTGTAAATGTTAACGTAGTTTCATGAGCATCAACACTGGTACCTTCAGCAATAATTGAGTTATTGCCAAATTGCATATTGGTAGTCGGGCTAATACTATCGCCGCCTAATATAGTATAAATTTCTGTAAAGTTAGCATTAATCTTAGTACCGGCTGAACGCATTGTATCGCCCGTATTATCGTTAGCTGCTGTACCTGTATTTACTGTTTGTCTTGCCATTATTCTAACCTATGAGTTGTAACTATTTATACGCTTTATTATGCAGAATCTGTATAATAACTGAATTCATCAGCATCAAACGTTGTTTGTGTATTAGAGAATCTGATATTACCACCGACAACCGCATCTGAATCTGCATCGAATGTTTGACTATTAGTTCTAACAGCATCAACAAGATTCGCAAATGTGTTATCAAGATAACCAATTGTACCGAATTGATTAATTGAGAACGCACCATAATCAGAATCAATTGATGTTCCGTCTGCCACAGAACCTTTATCAAGTGTAAGTGTAGTAGAAGAATCAACTGAGCCGTGATTAAGTATATTTCCAAATGGTGGACGTAGATCAACAATGTTGCCAGCTGAATCTGTAAAGTCGCTTGCAAACACCTTGTTAAAGTCGATACGATAAGCACCGCCAGGTGTTGTGCCATCAGAATCGTATGGTTTCTTGGTAACACCAATAATACCAGATAGATCTTGACGAGCAAATGGAGCCGCAGTGGCCAAGCTCACGAATTGAGCATCTGGCAGCGCATCTGGAATGCTAAGAGTCATTTTATCGTCTGGTAAAGCTTTTGCCGCTGTTGATATTACAACTTCTGCTCCAACATACATACCGGCTGGATGTGCAAATAATTTATATAAATCTAACCAATCACTAGAACCTAGACCCAGTCTAAGAAGTATTCCCCAAAATTGATATATTGTAGGATCAGTAATTCTTAGGCCAGTGTCAACGCCTAAAGTACTTCCGACTTTCATTACAAGATCTTTACCATATATTACTTCTGGAACTTCTCCAAAAAACAGTTTAAAAAATCTTTCAATACCAAACTTAGTACCCTTTGATCTATAGAAGTTATTCGAAAGTTCTGCACCAGTACGTTGATCCAATGCACCTTCAATATAGTTTTGACCTAATAATAATTCATCTTCTATAAATGTTAAATTTGATTTAGCTGTCTGACTTATGTCTCTTAACGTTGGAATTGTTTTTAATTGATTACCAAAATTACCTGCGCTATCTAAATTTTCATAATACTTTTCAAGAAAAGTTACAAGTTTTGGATTGTCTTCTCTAAAATATTCAGGTAATGCCTCAGTAACTAGATTTCCTGTAAAATCTAGCTCACGTCTTCCTATATCTGAGAGTGTTTTATCTGTCATTTTTAGTAATCAGCTTCCGTTGTCACAGCAATAATATTACTTGCCCCAGCGTCATATCTGAGTATATTATTTCTTTCCGGAGCAATTGCACTTTGATTTGCTGGAAGTACAGATATTTTAATTGTAGTTCCTACTTGAAGTGCAGTCGGTCTAAATGAAACTATTTTTACAATACCAGTCAAAGGATCAAATGATCCTATACTATCTACAATGACTGTTCCAGCCTCATTTGATACAACTTGAAGTTTATTAGTTGCAACATTTGAATATTGTTCGTTTTTAATGCTGCATGTAATGCCATCTACTAAAAACGAACCACTGCTAACTATGTAATCTGCTGTAGTAGGAGATTGTTTAGCTGCAGGAATAGCAATATTTGCTGGATAAGTAAGTGTGAATGAATTAAATTTATTAATTACAGGTGTTATTTCTTGTTGCATACGTACTACGGCTCTACTTGAAAGCACAGCACTACTGGCTTCATCTATAAGAGTTAAAAGTGCAGATCTTCTAAATGCCTTTTTAAACTTACCAGTATTAATAACAAAATAATTATCAATAATAGCATTAATAGTATTGGTAATAGCATTATTTGAAAGAGGAGTCAAATTTGGATTAATTTGATAGAATACATCAGTTTCAATAAATGTAGTAACTGGATCTGCAAATTCTATATTAAATGATATTACAGCAAGTTGTTTTACTAAATTTTCAATAGATAACTTTGTCGCAGTCTTAGTGGCTTCAGTTACATCAGTTTCAAAATCTATGGCCGAGAACACAGTACCAAATTTAGGTTCAGGATTATCTTGCCCACCCCATGAGCATATGTCATTTATTAATGTTGAGAAGTTACGCAGAATAATAGCAGTATAATCTTCGGGTGTTACCATTCTATTTTGTGTTGCATACTGAAACGGTGCATTTGTTCTTATTGATTCAATGGTTTCTTTTGGACCACCAGCAATAGCAGCAACAGTTACTGTAGGTTTTGTAAGAGTTCTTGCAGATCCATTTACTATAATTGTGTCAGCTGCTGTAAAGTCATTTGCTGAGTTTGCGGTTGCACCTTTTGTTGATAGGTAACTAACAGTGATAGCTGAACCAGCCGGCGGACTTATTCCAAGGATTCCATTACCTCCAAATGATAATTGATAAAATCCGTTTGGTGCTTCTTTTAAAATATAAATTAGAGAGTTAGCAGAAATAGTAGTAGCCGCAGTAATGTTCGTATAAGTAGTAACAGTGTCTCCTTCAGTAACCGTGACGAGTACACTATCAGCTGCTAATGTTTGATCAGGAATCATATAAACGTCGGCTTCATTAAATTCACCAACAAGAAATGTTTTGATTTTACTTATTCCTTCAAATACTTCAACCGCAGATGCGCCATCAGCAGTTTTAAATACATAAATGCCATTTCCATCATCTGTTGCTTCATGCGCAATAATTGTTTGAAATGAATATGTGACATCATCAACTGATGATGTAAACCTAGAACCACGTGGTAAGCTTACTGTAGTCGGTCGACCTGCTAAGCCAGCTAAATTCAATGTAACTCCAAGTACAGCTTTTGCAGATGTCATTGTATCTGGCACATAACCAATACCAGTTGCAAGTGATACGACACTGGATCGTAGTTGTGCAGTACCAAGGAATGATTCGTTCAATGCAAAGTTAGTTGTTAATCCATTGATGTGTGTATTATATGCAAGTACATCAAGGATATTAGATAGAGCAGAAGCTTCGAAATCGTAATCAGTAAATTCAGTTGTATTTTGTAAATGTGTTTTTAAATTAGTTTTTATATTTGAAAAATCTAATGCAGTTGATTTAATTGTTGTTACCATGTTATCTTAACCTCGCGAGGACGGTAGTGACCGTCACTGTCTCTTGTGTGTTTATTACTCTAAACTGTACTGTTACCTTAATATCATTTCTATCAGGAGTTGATACTGCAAGAACATTAAGTACTTGAGCTCTTGGTTCAAAAACACCGATTGCATTCTTAACTCTGTCTTCTATATCTTCTTCTGCGTCTTCATCTGCAAGATCAAATAACATTTCTCTAAGGTTACCGCCGAATAATGGTTGAAACGGTTTTTCAAAATGATTTGTAAGCATTAAATTTTTAACTGCTTGTTTTACTGCAGCCGCGTCTTCTTTTTTAAATATTTCTCCACTAGGTTTATTTGCGAAAGTAACATCTATGTCTTTATACAGCTTAGTACGAGTGCCGACTAAAGTACTTAATCCTAAGTTTCCATCTTCTGCTGCAAGTCTATTAGCCATAGTTTTTCTCTTATACTTTGATCTTATTTATAATAGTTTTTAAGGATTTGATCCAGTTAATG